TAACTCTTGCTCATTTGCTCTAAATATATCGCCTGCGCTTGTTCCTGTTTGCCCATTTTCTCCAAGAAAATACCCACCACCTGATGCGCCTGCCACTTCAAAGGTTTTGTATGCTATGACTTCTACAATGTCCGAAGCTGAACAAGCACTTGCAAAAATTACATCAGAACCGTTCGTGGCTTGTACATCCGTACCCACTTGCATCTTTATGCCATTGAGCCAGATATCAACATAGTTGACCGAATACCCACCTGTCGCAAAACTGGTTTCACCGCCAACGCAAGTAAAGGTATCTCTCGTTTGAGTGGCTTGGGGCGTTGCGCCTGTACTTCCAATATAGCCTGCCATTAAAAAATTTACCTATTCTCTAATCATTGACTGCAAGTGCGCGTCATAAGCTGCCTTAACTTCATCAGTAAATATTTGTGCAGCAAAGGCTTGAACGTCTGCGCTTTCATTCGCTAAATCATCTGCGCTTATATCTGGCATAACAATGTGCCTATGGAATGAACGGCTTATTTCCACACCGTCTCGCTTTACAATCGTTGCATCCCTTACTTGGATTACTTTCCAATCATTGTTACTAACAATTTCAACTTTATCTTCAATTTTTTCTTCTGTTAGTGCCATTTTAAGTTCCTTTTATTTAAACTTTATATGTTCCAGCCATATATACTTCACCACCCGAACTAACTACGTTGTGCATGACTGCACTCCATGAAGAAGCATTACTTTGATGCAATACTGCATAAGCAGTACCACCAGAAATTAACAAGTGTGGTCCGTAACCAGTATAGGTTCCTATAAAATATAAAGAAATATTGCCAATAGAGTATGGTGATGGTGCAGAAAAAGGTAATCCAGTAAACCACATATTGCCTGCGTAACCAGTATTATTTATAGCTGTCTTAAGCGCCCAAAAATGAACTGTATTTCCAATTTTAGTATAGTGAGCTGGTATCTGTATTTTAGGTGATGGAGAGCCATAGTAACCAACCATTTCAAAATTAAATGTGCCTTCTTCGTACGAATCCAAAGTTTCACTCGAAATACTTGCCGCACTTGCATCGCCGAAAACTATACCGCCCCCAACGTAAAGCTCATTAAATCTTTTAGTTGCTGAACCTAAATCACTTGCATTGTCTGCGTCTGGTAAAATATTCCCTGTCTTTAATAAACGTGCATCAACATCAGCGTCAGTATAACTACTGCCAACAGCAGGGTTTTGTTCAAACGTAACTGCTACTACTTCATCGCCTGCTTGTGCGGCATTTATAAGGGTTACGCTCTGTCCATCAGCGGCTTCGAGGAAATCCGTATCTTTTACGAGGCGTATTCCGTTGTGGAAAATATGTATTTTGTTAGGTAAAAAACTTAAACCAGTAAGCGCAGTTGTATTAGCTGTAAACGTAAATTTCTTCCTACGTTCAGCCGCATTTTGGTTGTTGGTTACTGAGCTAGTATTTGCGCCTATATACCCTGCCATCAGTCAGCTTCCTCTATTGTATTTCCGTCTGCAACCCATTCTTGAATGGCTACCCAGTGTCGATTGGCTGTATCTTTTGGTATACTCATTTCAACACCATCTATTATTGCTGTTACACAACCAGTGTCTTGACCCTGAAACTCATTATGTTGCGCTCTTGTAACTATCATTTATAACTCCGCGTCTGCCTGATAAGACGTTAAATAATGTTGGGTATTTGCATCATGTGCCGATGCTAAATAAGCTTTAAAATGTGTTGCAGATGATTGATATTCAGTAAGATTAGTACCACCGCCATAAGTAGCAGTTGAAGTAGGAACTGCTCTCATTTGTACTGGGTGAAAAACCTGTGCAAACTTATGGCTCGTTATATACTGAGTAGCATAAATACCTGTTCCTGCTGAGTAAGCATCTTTCCAAAAATACCTCTGGCACTTGGCTAAAGTCGTTCCATAATTTTCGTGTTCGAAATCCGTAGCGGTATCGTTAACTTCTAATTGAACGCCAGTTAGTTGCCATGTCGTGCCGTTCACAGCCGCAAAGTTTGCAGCCTGACCACCTAAAAGATGCGCCCCAGTGTGAGCAATAAAAGTAGGTGATAAAGTATTATAATTACTACCAGCAAATAACCCAAAGTTAATATACATTCCTGCCGCATTAGTATTTGGCACATTAGCTGTAGTGTAAGTTGGAAATGTAAGTGTTTTTCTTTCCCAAGTATCTGCTGAATTAATAGTATACGCTTGACTAGCGATAACACCGCCAGAAGCTGATAAGTATATACTTGCTGAAAAGTTACCAGTAATACTAGACTTCACATAAAAAGACAGTGTGACTTCTTTACAAGCAGACGTTCCATATCCGATACGTTGTAAATCTTGCCCCTCTACAACGTAATACATTCTGCCAAATTCATCAGCCGCTAATGCTGACTCTGCTGTTGTAACCGTAAGTTTTAAAGATTTACTGAAGCCAGAGGGAGCATCAGTAACTTGCTCTGTAGTATATGTAAGATTATCAGTAGCGTTTTTTAGTTCGTGATAAAATCTATCTACAGTTATGTAACCGCTTCCTGCATTAGTGCTTTGGGTGCTTCTTTGTGCAATAGTCATACCACCATTAATTATGACGTTCTTTGGGCCACCACCTGACGCACGCCTAGAAAATTGAACTAATTCGTTCTGCTTACTCATGTTTGCTCCAGAACACTCAAAATAACATCAACCGATTTATCTGTGTCACTTTCTATCGTGACCGTATTTCCTTCTTGTAGAATAACTTTTCCATCAAGAACTGACAAGGCAGAACCACTTGGCAAAGGTACATCTTTAACCAAATGAACATATGCCGCCTTGACAGATATTTTTACTTGAGCGGTATGCACATTGGCTAAATTACATCCAATAACCACTGCCGTTGTTCCTTGTGGAACTTGATATACAGTTTCCTCAGACTTACCGACTGAAGCCGCTGTGTAGTTTTTAAACGTATTAGCCATATGTGCTTACCTCTTACTTAGATGTCGTCAAGCAAAGCGCAAACAACACACTCAACAGTAGATGCTGACGAAATTGCATGAACATCTGCCACAGTTGTATTTGGCAAACGAGCAGCAAAAGCTTCATTTGGCCCCAAAACAATAGCATCAGTCGAAGCAGAAGTTACTGCCGCACCATCAAAAATAACATAAATAGAGCCGCCGTTTCCATCAACATTCTTAATGTATAGAAACTTAACTTTATCTGTGCCTGCAACGGCTGTTGGCGCTGTAGAACTATCTACTGCGGTGTAGTCCACAAAAGACCCTGCAATAAGGTCTGAACTTGTGTTATTTACCGAAGAAAGCTTGTAATACCATTTGTCGTTTGCATCTTCAGGTGTGACAGTCATTGTTGCTGAGAATGTTTTTGCAATCTCATCTGGAAGGACTGTAACTTCCATTGTAGCTTTCGCCGCATCAGCCATGATTTTCTCCTTTTCTAATCAACCCAAGGCTATACTGAATGCCAATGCCTCGCCTGCCCTATCGACATCGAGGTTTGACCTAGTTGTTTCTGCATCTGTCACGCTTAACGCTCCAGTTACAGTAACATTGCCAACAGAATTAATGCCGCCATTAGACGTTATCGCACCTGTTGAACTGATAGCCCCACCAGAGATGGAACCATTTGCTGCTATGCTATCAGAAGTCACGCTTCCAGTAGCAATAACATTACTTCCAGACGTGATATCGCCTGTTGTTGTCACTGTAGTAGCCGATATAGCCGAACCACTAATATTTTCTGAAGTAACAGATGTTGCCGTAACACCGCTTGCAGACATATCTCCGCTTGCTGTTACATTACCTGTTACAGTTACATCGCCAGTTGACGTAAGCCCTGCGCTTGTCACCGCCCCACTAGCTGTAATTAATCCTGTTACAACCGAACCAGATGTAAGCGCATTTGTAGCTGTTAAACTGTCAGCACTCAGCGCACCAGAAACGGTAAGACTTGCTGTAGTAAAACCGCCAGTAACAGTTAATGCACCGTTTACCGTCACACCATCTGTTGTTGTTTCTAATTTCTTGCTGTTGTTAAAAAATAACTCGACAGCGCCATTTTCGTCCATTGTAATAAATGTTGGGCTAGTCGGGTCTACTGCGCCAAGAGTAATATTATCGCCACGAATATAAAGTTCACCAGTGTTGTTTTTAATGTAACCATCGTTGCCAGTTGTGTTGTGATAAATCTGTAAATCAGTGTCATTACCAAAGTTTACAATAGCATCATCGTTTACTGTGCCGCCAGTAGCGCCAATCTTACCTGTTAAATCTGTATTTAGATTTTCAAAGTTAGCGTCAACTTCATCATGCGTAAGCGGAGCGCCTTTAGTTGCACGTTTTACAATAGTCGCCATTAGTACGCCTCTATTTTCATACTCATACCAGATCCACTAGTTTTAGATCTTTGACTTTCTTGGTTCGCGCCGTCTATAGCATTTTTATACAACCCTGCCCATACCTGTATTCTTGGATCTTCTGCTAGGTAAGGTGCGCTGTGGCTAAGGCTGCCGTATAAGTATATATCTGGATGGCTAGTCAAAATATTATTAGTAGCCGTACTCGAACTTAAAGCCGGAACTTTTCCATAGTAATACATCTCCAAGTCGTAATTAACATTAGGCGTCGGGAATAATTCTATTTCACTTTGAGTTAAGGCATAAAATAATGGTTTGTTAGCCACATCCTGAGAAGCAGCTCTTTTCTTTTGCATTTCAAATAAGCTTACGAGCTCCAGAGGATTATGGTTAGTTCCTTCTAAATGTAATCTAATGGGCTCTAAAAAATCTGTGGGCAATACACTGTATCTAGAATTAACTGTAGCTGTGGCTCTATTCTCCATAAGTCTGTGCCGCAAATTTCTGTTAATATCTGCTTCAGCTAAACTTATAAATGTTGGAATAACCGCTGTTAAATCACTTCTGTTTAAAAAATCAGCGATTGTATTTTTTAGATCAGTGTAATTCGCTATACTCACAGTGTGCCTGCCCTTGTTCTAAAAACTCTATTATCGCCATCATTTAACCACTTACGTAAAGCCTTAGGATCATCGACGATGCCCTGACGCTTTAATTCATAATACACGGAAAGTGGAATAGATGCTACCTTATTTACATCCCCATATTTATTAGGTGATTGGTTGTATTCTTTTTTATTTCTATCAGCTATTGCCGTAACGTCTTGAACCGTTTCCAGCATATATTCGCCCTTATCTGTAACGTGCCAGTAGGTAGACGTTCCCATCATAGGATCTTTATCAAATAAACGTTTCTGACCCATTGGTTTCCCCTGAGTTAAAGTAGGGCGACTTGCGCCGCCCTGACTATTATTATGAAGTTAAGTCTGCACAGATTGCGTGTGCAGCTTCGTTTGAAACTTTCAAACCAGCTTCCACCAAGATCATTGACTTCTCAGCGTCACCAGTTTTCGCAAGCTCAACCTGTTGGATCGGACGTAGGTAAGCTACTGACGCATATTCTGGGTCTAGTAACCATCCGTCACGCTCACGCTGGAACCTGTTAGGGATCACAGACAAAGTTCCGAAATCGGATAAATAGACGTCAGCGGCCCCTATAATGGTGGTTGGGCTATCAGATGGAGCTTGGTAACGTTGCGCTGCAACACCGGCAAAAGCTGATACTTTTTGCTTATTAACCGGACCAACCATTAGCATTGAAGGCTCACCACCGGATACGAATGCTTGCTGCATGGCATCCTTCAAAATGGTTTCTGTGAATGCCCTCATATTACCGGCACTTGCATCTGTACGAGCTGTTGTACCGTCACCGGTTGTTAAACCGCCACCTGTGCCCTTATTCTCGTTAGTTGCAATCCAAGCGCCTAAGCCACCAGTTTCTCTGGCAGTAGATGCGTTCCCTGCAACTGCGGCATTATTTAGAAGCATTGTTGCCTCTAAATCCCTACGAATTTCCTTGCCCCGCTTAGCTAATTGGTAACTTAATTCATTGGTGCGGCCAGCAGTATCTTGGTCTGCAAGGTTGTCTGCAATGATTGTGGTTCTACGTAGAATTTGGGTATAGTTACCTTTTCTAGTAGTCGCGGCTGTAGCGGCAAATGATGCTACATCATCACCGTCAATCTGCGCCGTAGTCGAAACAGCGGCAAGCGAGTCTTCCTGCCACTCGAAGTAGGTGTTGGTCACATTTTCTGAACCAACGTTAGAAATGAAGGGCGTAGTTTCTGGCGAAATATTCTGAATTATATTAGATAATTCTTCACGAATACCTACAGCCGAATAGCCCGTAAATGTGTTTGCTACAATAGCCATTATGGCCTCCTATTACTTAGTAACGTGTTAATTGCAGCCGCTGCGTCTTGCACACGGCCAGTTTGTTTTACGCGCTGAAGCGCTTGTGTGTGTGCCGCTTTCGGTTTTGGCTGTGAGTTTCGAGATCCAGTTTTTAGTGTCTTGGACTTCGGCTTAGGCTTAGTCTTTGCCTTAGTTGCACGAGTTTGTCCTCGATCATATAACATGGCTTTTCGAGCCAACTTCACGAGCGAAGCATTTGCTAGTCCACTTACGTCTTCCTCAGTAAAACCTTCGTTTATGAGAAAATCACGTAACTCTGTAGCTTCCTTCTTGGCGACTTTAGTATCGCGCCATTCAGGTATGAGGTCAGGCAAGATCTGTCTTTGTTCATCAACGTATCGAGCGTGCATTTGCGCGTTCCTCTCTTCGTTAATTTTACCCATTCTCTCTTGCTCTTGGCGTACAGCATCCAGTTGACCTTTACGTTCTTCCTTCTGCTTATTCCATTGACGCTCTGCTTTCGCTGCCATCACGGGGTCTGTGTCGTACAGTTTATCCCAATCCGGCTCCTGTTCCGCTGGTAGGTTCAACCGTTCTTCCAAAGCTGGAAGTAGTTGAGCATACTGAGCACGTTCACGTTCGACTTCTTCGAATTGAGCTTGCATACTACGTTTTGCGTCAGCTAACTCTTGCGTCTTACGTGTGTAATCTTTCTGTCTCAGGTTTCCACGTCGGAGCTCTTCAACTGTAATCTCTTCACCGTCTACCTCCACAGTATGTGCAAGTATGTCAAAAGATTGGTCTTCGAGTTCTTCAGCTTCCTCTTCGACTTCAAGTTCGCCCTCCGGTTCAGCTTCTTCTAGAGAAACTTCCTCTTCAGGCATTTCGGCTTCTTCGACAACTTCTTCTTGTGTCTCTTCGGCCTCAAGCGCGTTCGGCTCCGTTACGTTATCCTCTTCGGGCGTAAGTAGTTGCCTAATTGCATTTTGTGCTGATTGCAGATCATTCCCTTGTGGGTTGTTGACTTCTGACATCAAATTATCTCCTATTATGCGACTATTTTGATTTTATTTCAATACTCGCGTTATCAATCATTGCACGCAGTGCCTGCCTGACGGCTTCAACACCACGCAATTTCATATAAATAGCCTCGCGGCCATCCTTATCGCCAATGTCAGTTAACTCAAACTGTAAGTGGCAATCCCCTTTTATTTCGTCTAGCATTCTATTAAAATCGACGTCGCCCATTAAACGCTCAGCATACCGGCCGTCGTCGATGACTTGTTGCTTACTCTTCGTCATCTATAGAACCTTTAACTATGTCGGCCTGAGCTTTCATAACTTCTCTGTTAATAGCTAAATCAGATCTAATCTTTTCGACGTTAAGTTGTGTACCGTGTTTAGCTTGCATTTCTTCAGCTTTTACAAACAGCTCTGCGTCTAGTTCGTCGCGTTTACGATCATCTTCCATAATCATTTTCTCGCGTTCTAATTGTAGCTCAGCAACTTTCTTTTGTATGTCGGCCTGTATTTGCTGTATCTGTACCGCGATAAGTTGCTCATTAATATCTGGCTTATCCTCTTGCGGCGGTGGCTGAAACTGGGCTGGGTCACTCCAGAACTGTGACGTATCTTTAAAACCAGCTAACTCAGTCATAGATTTTAAAGTGTTAGATAGTTTATTAATGTCAGTTAGTGGGTTGACGGCGCCCATAGTTTGCATTGCCTCCTTCTGCATTTCTCCAATCTGGCGTAGCATCATCATGCGCTCACTATCTGAGCCACGCCCAAGAGCCACGTTTATAGATACGTCCATATTGGAGTTCCATACACGAGGATCGATTGGCACAAATTCGTTTGTAAGGCGAACCATCCTAGGGGCGTCTTGGTGCGTGGTTATTAAGTATAAAACAATTTGGTACAGGCGCTTCATACCTGTCTCGGCAAAAATTCTAGCAATCATTTCTATGTGTTGCTGCGCCGCCGTAACGGTAGCATTTACCGCTGCCGCCGTAGAAGACTGTAGAGCTGACGCATCTAATCCGGCAGATGCCTTAGATATGCCTGTACGAGCTTCTTTGACTTCATCCATATATTGTAAAACTGGAAATGCTTGCTGGCCGACAAACGGCATAGAAAGCGGTTGAACCTGACCGGCGCTTCTCTGCCTGATTATGGCGCCCACCTCAGTTGATAAGACGTCGTCTAAATTTACCATACCTTCAGTCACGGCAACCCGTGGGTGAATAGACATAGCTAAGCTATCTAACGTGTTACGCATGATGTTAGATTTAATGCGCTGGACGTCGGCGACGGCGTCGGCTATTGACATACCGTAAAAGTCGTGGGCTTCTGGATCTGGGCAAAACGACGCAAACGGGGCCATGCCGCAAGGCTCGTTAGCTAAAATTTTATTGCCGTCGCCGGCTGTGCATATCTTTCTAAGCTCTGCAATGCCGTCCATGTCGTAATCTACTTTTATGTAATTTTCGACATATAGAACTTTTTTCATTGCGTCGTCGTCACGCTCATTCATTTCATTAGCTAAGGCTGGGTTACGTGTGGTTCTCTCGACGTTTGTATTCATGTCGTCGTGAGCTGACGCTAATGATGAAACCTCGTCGAAGTCATAACCCATAGACACAAGCTCAGAAACTGTGACGATACGCCGGTGTGCCACATAGTCACTTTGCTCAATAGACTTTGCCTCACGAGAAATGAGAAACTCTTCACATGGCACAGCTTCTAATTTCACACGTCCGTCTGGGTGCGTGTAAGTAACTCTAACAGCGTGCATCATGGGAGGCGGCATCATTTCGCCTGTCATCTGGTCCATTATGGGATCACCCATAGGCTCAGATGCAACTATTTCTACATCAGCGGCTGGGTCAGACATAAGAGCGTTTAGCGCGTTATCATCTAAGCCACTTAAATCATGTGTCTCGTATTTTGTCCTGTCGTCCCAATAGCATTTTAGAACACCGACTTTACGTATTAACGCATCTTTGAAAGCTGCGTGTAGCTCCACAAAGCCATTATTGTCTCTGTTAATAATAAAATTTGCGTACTCTGTCGCCTGCTTTGCGGCCTCCACGTCTTCTGGGCCCTGAGGGGCGTACTCCACTGTCCTCTCAGTAGAATTAAAAATACGCATCAGGGATGGGATTATAGCCTGAACGGTATCCCTCACATCCATACTTACAACTTGGCTGCGCCCGTCTTCTTCGTTGCCAAAAGGTTTACCCTGATAATACTCGGTGGCAGACGCTCTGATTGGAGATACCCAGTTATCTGAGTAATCGATTGCGTCGTCTATCTCTTTACCAAGAATGCCTTGGAGCTCGTCGTCGTCCATTACCTCAGGATTTAATTCAGCTTCGAGGCTTTGGGCTAATTCGTTTATTTCGTTTTCCATGCTACTCACCTTCCAACTGGGATAACAAACCCATGCCGGCAATGCCAGCCATTATATTTGGGTCATATATATTTTTTAATTTTGCAAATCGGCTTTTAATTACCGCCGGATCGTTAGCAGTTCTGTCAACTAACATAATGTTGCTTATGTTTTCTTTTGTAAAAGAATATTCATCGTCAGCCAAGAATTTAAAATGTCCATCTACGTTGACCGGTCTTTTATTAACATTACCCTCTATAAGATTAATATAGGGGATATTGGTATAACCTTTATCGGTTAATTCTTTTCTAAATAAATCTACACCATCTTCTAAACTTACATTTTTTGCATCAGCGTATGCGTTCATAGCCTCTCTAACGCCGTCTTCATTTAAAACTTTTTTTCCATCTATAGTTTCTACCATATGAGGTCTTATATCTGGTTTAATTCCAAACTCTTCAAAATCTTTAATTTCAAATGGTTTTTCAGTTCTAATTTTTAAAGGAAATGTCTGACCCTGACCTTCATTACCGCCAAATCTATACCTATCTGATGCCTGTTGAGGCGTTCCTACGTGAACTCCTAAACGATCAAAGCGACTTGGTATATATTCTGGATTTGTTGCTGATGGCGGCCTGAGCATATTACCCTTCATTTCATTTACCCTCATGTAATGAGCTGCATCCTCATAATTGGGTATTTTTCCCTGGGATTTCAATGACTTAGCAGGTCTTGCAGACGTTTTTAAAGCTTGTTTTAATCCAAGCCCACTTAATCCAAGATCTAAACCAGCAAAGGCTGTATTTAATGCTGCGCCTCTATAGTTGCCAGCTATAAAATCTTTGACGGCCTGACCGCCTGACATTATGCCAGCGCTTACGGGTAGGATGTTAGCTAATCCGGCGTTATCAAGATAATTTAAAATGCCCGACTTAGGTCCCCCAAAAGCACCGGTTCCACTTCCCGTCCTTGCATTACCAAATAATCTTTTTGATATATCTTTACCAATGTAAGGCGTAAGTAGATCAGTCATATTTTCTGCAAAAGTAGTATCTCTAGGTCTTATAGCTGAGCCAGAAGATATTTCTCGTGCTCTATGAGAAGATTCTATCACTTCATCTAATAAAGATTTAGCCTGTAAATCATCCTCTTTTGCAGCTTCTAAAATATTTGCATAAGATGGTCCGAACATAGGTTTGTTTTGAGGTAATTTAGCCATTATACTTTACCTTGCTAAATTTATATGTTAACACCTTGTTAAAAGGAGAGAGAAAAATGGAAGAACTAGAAACAATAAGAAACGAAATTACTGCTTTAGCATATTTGACTTGGCCTAATAAAGAAGACTTACCCAAAGAAGCTGAGGAAGCAATAAACGATATTATGGAATTAATAAAAGACACTATTGAAGACCTCTAAGGTAACTTTCTAACAAATCAAACGTATAAGCTTCAGCTCGATCTGCACCTTCGTTCTTTAATTTATCAAAATAGGTAGATGCTTCGTCTACAAATTGTTGATCTATATTCTGGTTTAACCTTGGGTTACCCATATAAGATTTTATATCTTTTGGTAAAGCATCCATTTTGCCGGCTGCAATTTTAGGTAAAGCTGTATCTCTTGCACCTATAATAAATGGTAATTGACCTTCAAAAGTCATACTACCAGTGCCTTCTCTTTTAGGAACAAAAGCACCGTAGGATGGGTGGTCAGAACTTTTAATCATACCTGACAAAAGATCTGGCTGGCTCATCCTGTAACCAACACTAAGAGCTTTTGAGTTTACTAGATCTGGGTTAGTAACTGCAAAGCGTGCGGCGCCAACATCAGGTAAACCTAAATCTTGCATTAGGCTGCTATCAAAAAATTTTATAAAAGCTGCACGTCTGCCGCCTTTTTGATTAGACAACCATTCAGCAAATTTTGTTTTATTTTTAAAACTTGGTATATCTTTTATTTTAGGAAATTTATTAGCAATAGCTTCGTCTATTAATGGAAAGCTGTTAGATCCTACAGGACTAGACTTTAACATTTCTCCATAAACTTCTGCCATATGTTTAGAAAAATCTCCTGATCTTTCACCCATAGGCATATAACTTAATACAACGTCTTCGCCTCTAGCAGCGGCTTCTTTAAATGCATTCGCTTTAGATCTCATTGCTGTAGGCTCAGAGGCCCAAGAACCTCTTTTTATTTGATCCATATATTCAGGGCCGCCGTAAGTTCTTACAGGATTTTCTAATAAACTATCATTTATTTCTTTTATTAATCTATCGTTAGAAGTTCTATCTCCAGTGGCAAAATACATTGTTTTACCCTGTAAGTCAGAAGGGCTAACATTTTTAGGTTTTATTAAATTACCAAGTAATTCGCCTTCAACATTATAATTAAACGGAGCAGTCCTATGCTTATTTATAGAAAACCCAGAATAAAGAGCTGGGTCTTTTAATCTGCTAGTGTCTAATCTGGGCTTTTTAAAATAGTTAGAGCCCTTCATAGTAAAACGTATTATATCGTCTAAAAGACTAACCATTTAACGCCTCTTCTTGTAAGTCATTTTCTTACCTTTTTTCTTAGCAGCTTTCTTTGCCGCTGCCATGCCTTTTTTAGAATAAGAGTAATGCTTACCGCCGACTTTAGGCATAATGATCCTCCAAATAAGTTTGCCCCATAATACAGTATTTTAATATAAAAGGAACCCCGTGCGTGAGGGGAGGGCTACGCACGGGGGAGCTGAGGAAAAAGCTCTCGCGGTAAAAGTAAAAAAACCGCTAACCTATTGTCTCATTTTTGGCGCAAGTTTTCAATTTTAGATTTTGTAAGTTACAGTACAAAACGAGCAGGAGATAAAAATGCCGTATAAAAGTAAAGAACGGCGTAAGTCATATAACAAGTCTTACGGCATGAACTGGTATCTCAAAAACAGGGAGAAGGTCATAGAGAGCACTAAAAAAAATGTTCAACGACATAGAGAAAAATGGTGGGAATTTAAGTCAACACTAAAATGTGAAAAATGTGGCTTTTCTCATCCGGCTGCTATCGACTTCCATCACCCAAAATCAAAAGGCGATACAAAAGTCAGCCACTACGTTTCTCATAAGCAATGGAAGCGTGCGTATGAGGAGGCTGAAAAGTGCCAGAAACTGTGTGCAAACTGTCACCGTATCTTACATTACGAAGAAAAAATGAAAAAAGATTAAAAAAAATTTCAAAAAAATTGTAAGTTATTGATTTTATTAAAAACTTTTTTTGCAATTTAATGCATTATTTTAACCTGTTCACTTGACGTTAACAAAATAATAACTATATTAATAGTATAAGTTAATTTTTTTAAGGATTTTGAAATGCAAGTAAAAAGTATAACATTAGCGAGGGAAGATATTAACAATCCTTTGCATCCGTTTCTATGGCAAGAAATTTGCGCTGACTTGGGCTTCGATGGTGGTAACAGAGATGGAGAAGACAACTGGCCTAACACTATTCACCTAACAGTGACTGAAGCGGAGGAGGTGTAATGCGTTTATACAAAAGCAGCAACGGTCAGTGGTTTGGAACACAGAGGGACGCCCAACGGGGCGCTCC